TTCATTGTGTTGTCTGAACAAGTCCACCACATCATTACTGATTGAATCAGATGTATTTTCAAGGCAGTTCACCAATGAAGTTCTGCTTGTGCTAAACCAATTACCACTTTTCAGTGGGTCTTGTCTACCGTATAAGTCTATAAGGTGCATTTCTTCATGCAGCGTTGTATTCACTTGTCCTGCAAGATTGTCACCCTTTAACTTTGGAATAGTGCATTTAACATCAACTAAGCCTGAACGAGTTGACAGTGTTTCTATCGCATGATCTTTTCCGTGAGATATTTTGAATGGAATACTATTCTGTTCAAAGTTTTCCAATTTTCCCATACTGTTATACAGTTTCACCACATTTGGATCTGCGTCTTCCATAGAATTCACATAATCAATAAGCATCTGTGTGTTGGCGGCTTCTGCTTTAGTGGCGGTAAATGCAGAAGGGAAGTTTTCAGCTTTTAATTCTTCTGCTTTCGCTTTTTCTTTCTTCTTCACTTTCATTGTACCATCTGGAAGAATTTCTTGCAAACCAGACTTATCGCTATCAACGAAAGCTTTTTCCCATTCAGAATAGGTCATATCAGCTGGCACATAATAAGTTTTACCATCCTCACCCCTTGCGGCACGTTCACCCGGCAGGCCAAAGTCATCGTCAAAGTAAGGAACTGTTGTTGTTCTGCACCATACATGAAACGGTGGTGCCGTTATGCCGGACTGGTAATCCTTCATGGGGAATACTTTCCTGTCCAGGCTTCGGCAAATATCGGAAGTGATGGAATCCAGTGTTGCCACGATTTCATACTTTTCAACATCCAGTTCATTAAAACAATCCCGTTGGGCTGCGGAACTAAAAAATGCCTGTTCGGTCATTATCAACCGTCCGGCATTATTTTTACTGGTATTCATTTTTCGGGCAATTGTGTCTATTGCCTTTTGTGGGTCTTGACCCAGCATAACACTTCTGGTCAGTTCAGTATGCAGTTCATTAACCAACTTCTGCCGGTTACCCCAAATGCGTTCTGAAAAGTTCTTTCCATCTGCGGCCCAAGGCTTGTTGATGACCTTGGATATTTTCTTATTGTCCAAAGTAGCAAAATCCCAACCAATACCTATGCCCTTCTGGATTTCAAAAGCTGAATGATAATAACCATTCCGGTAAATGTTTCGCATAGCAGTGTCAATGGTGTCTAATTGCTTATCGAACATGACTTCCAGTGTCTGCTGGGTCTGCATCTTCAATGCTTCCAGACGGTTGATATGATACCTTGCAGATGCGTTTTCAAGCTGCTTCGCCCAGACACCATTATTTGCATTGTCCTCACCATACCGGATGTAATCATGTACATCCCACTTGAATTCTGCCAGTTCCTTACTGGTCAACATTTTTCGGGCTTCTGCCATACTGATGTTATTATTGTCAGCAAACCGCCCATACCATGCGGTGATCTGCCCCTCAAGTGTCCGTTGGGCTTCCCTACATTGCTGCTCGATCTCCGCGAACGCTTGAACCCCCTGTTTGTTCTGTGCTTGTTCAAGTAGTCCAAAGCGTTTTCGCCAATATTCGGCATTCTTATTCTTCGGCATTTAGTTCATCACCGCCTTGTTGACGAAAAGGATTATACTGCTGTTCTTCCTGCTCCTTCTGTCTCTGCTTCTCTAATCGCCCTAACTCAAGCTGCGGGTCATCCACCCATGGATGTTGACCGACAATGGTTTCATCCGACAAGATACCAACGGATGATTGACAATTTGCAATGGCTTCTGATTCATTAATGAGAATATCCCGATTGAAGATAACGGTTACATCCTCATGTTCAAAGTCACCTTGACCTGTATTTGCAAGATGTGCATTCACAAACCAAAGTATATCTTCAAAGGCTGCTTGATACTCTGTTTCTGTATCATTGGCATCAATGTCAATATCACTGTACATACTCTGAATATTCATTTGGTTGGCATTACCACCAATGCGGTCATCTTTAGCATCATAACCCATTGCATTTTCAATCAGAGCCTTTTTGAAGATTTCAATGATTGCTTTGTAATTGTCAGCATTGACATTGATTTCAAGAGTTTCAACACCGCCCTTGGTTTCACCATCATACCTGACCTTGACCGCACCAAAAGTTGCAAGGTTCTTCCTGAACTCACCTAAATTTGTACCATCGTAGTTCTTTAGCACCAGAATGGTATTCCGAGCATCCTCTTGCATATTATTTTCAAAGTCTGAAAGCATGACATTGATACCATCCTGCAATGACTTTACTTTTTTCAGCAGCGGTATTTCCGACTCACTGCATTTCAACGGAATCAATGGGATTTTTGACCAGTTGAACCCAGTCACCGCGCCATCTGCACTTACCATAGTGACATGTGGTGAATCTGGGTTTTCATTGTTGGTAATGTCAGGAATCAAAGAACTGCCATCAAGAATGAACTTGTGAACACCGTCCATATCATACACTTCAACCTTCTGAATAACGGTAGGAGTTGTACCCTCATAGCCGATGACCAAGTACAGCCTGACCGCAAATTCCAGTATGGTGTGTTCTGAATCCTTCCAAAATGGCAATATTTCATATCCGGGGAACAACCTGAACGAAAATTCCCCAGCTTCATTGTAGTAAGGGTATAACCAAGCAATACCACCATTGTATACTGCCTTACCGCTGTTTTTCAGGGTTTTCATAAACTTTTTATTGAACACCTTTTTCAAAAGTTCAAGGTACTGTTTGTTTTTACACTCAAACGCAACAGGCTGACCAAACAGATAATTGGCTTTCTGGTTCACCATCTTCGCATACTGATTATCAGTGACCCGGTTATTTGGCAGATTTTCCACAACTTCCAGTTTGCCATCTTCGCCTATCATTGTTCGCTTACGTTTCAAAATATCATGGTCATTGTCATAATACAGATGTCCTTTAATCTGCATGACCCGCTGCGGTGAACCTCTCCATCTGGATATTTCCTTTTCCAGAAATTCCAAATCAGTCATCCGTGAACGTGCACCATGCAATATTAGATTTGACACCTTCTGTGTTAACGAATTTATAAAGTCCAATTCCATCACCCCCTTTAATCAAAGCTAAATGCGTCACCACCACTGACTTTCTCAAGTGCATATCTCATTGCATCCATTAAGTGGTTGAAATCATCAATCGGACGATTTAACCGCTTTCCGGTCTTAGTGTCTGTATCCCAAGTATAGTTGCTGATCTCCGTGAGGAAATTCACACATCTTGGATGTATAATAATGTGATAATCCTGAATGAAGTCAATACCATTATTAATGCTATCTTTACCCTTTCGGGCTTTTCGAATATGTAGCAAGCCCAGTTCGCGCAAACGGTCAATGCTCTTAGGCTCTGCGCTGTCTGCGGTTATCTTCTCTTTTGCATATCCCATTCTGGCAACCTCTGCGTAAATCGCTTCATTCGAAAGCCCAGGCTTATACATTTCATCAAACACCCAAATGGTCTTGGTTGATTGATCTATCATGCCGCAAAACAATGCGCTGGGGTCATTTGTATATCCGAAATCAAGACCAAATGCTGACTTGACTCCGGTGATGCTTTTGATTTCATCAAGACTGAAAAGTTTTTCTTCCCAGTTCTCATAAATCAGACCATCAACGATACCCCAATCACCAAGGCCAGCAACCTTATACCGTCTGGGGTTGTTCTTACGCATAGTTTCAAACACCTTGCGGTCAGCTGCATCCAGAAATTCATTACACTGGTAATTAGTTGTCAGGGTAAGGGTTTCATCATCCGGCAAATCAAAGAACCGCTTTTTTATCCAGTGATGTTCATTCCAAGGGTTCAATGTCAATGTAATCTGCTTGAACAGTCCAGCCGGAACAGAACCACGGATTGATTCATCCAACATATCAAAATCAGCTTCTGAACTGATTTCATATGCTTCTTCAATCCACATCCAACATAAGCAACCATGTTCAACGGTGATACTGGTCACTTTCAGTGGGTCATCAAGACCTCGAAAGTATATCTTCTGTCCGGTTGGTTTGTATGTCAATTCAAGGGGTGATTCTTTGATTTCCCAAAAAGCATCAACCCCAAGCCTGTGAATGGCCCATTTTAATTCCGTGAAACAGGAGTCTTTCAAAGTTCGGAATGTTTTACGGATGACAAGGGTATTTGCATCCGGGTACTTCATCATGTTGGTGATATACCATAGTGCGGTTGTTTTTGACTTCTTGGATGCACGAGAACCTTTGCACACCCTGTATCTACCTTTCCACCGCCAGAATGTACCGTAACCCTTGCCGACTACTTCCGGCAACTTAACATTTTGTTTCTTATTACCCTTTTTGGGCCTATAATCTTCCGGGTACAGGATATATTTCATGTAACCAAAAACGTGTTGTGAAGAAATCCTTTGTTTTACCATAGGTAACACCACCTAATCTTCAAGTGAATCTTCACCTGATATAACAATAGGCACTGCAACATTTATATTCACCTTATCATTCCACATTCCCAGGTGCTTACCCAGTAATTCCAAGGCTTTCAGTTTGGGTGAAATCTTTACTTCTCTTTCAACCATTGAACCAGTGTCACTTTCTGATTCTTTGTATTTCATGGATTCAATACAGGAAAGGTCATCATCAGATGCGGAAGATTTGATTCTGCCCTGATTGTCAACAATGTCGGTCATCTTCACAAATGCAATCTTAGCAAGCTCTAAAACAACCCTGTCCTGATTTACCCCGGTTCGTTTTGACCGTTCAGCCATTTTTTCAGCAATTGCGGTCTGAATACTAAGTTTGGCTAAGTTCTGGCTTCCCTGTTCATTAGCTGTTTTTACCGAATATCCCGCCCTGATAGCTGCTTGTGTTGCGTTCAGATCAATCAGGTATTCATCAACAAACCGTTGCTGTTTATCACTTAATTTTGCCATCCGGCAACACCTTCCTTTCCTTTTTCTCACATTTCTAAACAAAAACCGCTGAAAGGTAGGAGATTTTAGCACCCTTTCAGCGGTCAGACAATAAGCTCAAATAAAAATTACAGATAAAAGCAAAAGCTTTTATCTGTAATCAATTTCCCATGATATAGAATAGCACGTTCAATGTGTGGTTTTCAATCACTTTCATAACTTATATTTTAGGTTCTTTGTAGGTTTGTTGCATACTTTATGTAAGATAATCAAGGTTCTTATACCGTTCTTCAAACATGGTCAAGGCTTTTTTGTGCAATTCACGCGTATACTGATAAGACTTCCCCATTTCATGCGCCACTGACTTTAGTGCTAAGAACTGCACATACACCTTATAAAGCACATGAATATAATCATTGATATTCAGGCCGTGAATCTCATTAATGATCTGGTGTCGTGCATCTGCAAATGCATCTATCTCCCGGTTAATTTCCTCATTCAGTGACACGTATCGTACTACTGCATTACCGATGGTATCACTTGGGGAAGTCTGCACTCTATCCTTACTGTAATCAATGCCGCCTGTACTCATTACTCCCGACTTCAAAGTCGCAAGTTCATCTAACTTCTGATTAATTTTGGTATCAATAACCTCAAGCTGCCCTAAATACTTTTTCGCTGTCAACGATTTCTTTTCACTCATAACTTTTCACCTTCCTTTCTTCTGTATCGGTAGCGGTACGGTACCGGTTGAAATATCTAACCGATACCCCGAAATCGCTATATTCTAAGCCATTTCTGCTTATAAGGGTAGCGGGGTAGCGGTTAATGTCTATATTCTTATATA